AGTAAACCATCTAATGGTTACCCAACTCCACCTGAATTAAAATATATTAAAAAAGTAGGAGTTCTGAGAAATACTGATATAAAATTAGAATTGATTCAGAACTCCGATTTTTTTTCTATGATAGACGCAATTGACGATGTTGTTGCGTTAGCCTGGGAAACCGATGAAGAAAATGGACAGAAACGTATGGTTTTCAGATTTGGAATGACTGAACAAGAAATAAAAGACAAACTCTACGAAAAAGATTTGATTTTAGAATTTGAAAAGAAAGTAATATATGAAAATTAACAAAAAAGCGTTAGAACTTATCGAAAAAGGAATGTCATCTAAAACTGTTTCAAAGTTAGATGAATCTCAAATCGATATTCTACATACGAGATTAGTTGGAGAACAGGTAACTGAGGTACCAACAAAAAAAACATATAAAGTAGGCCCTGCAGGTGGTAAAGTTGGTGATATGAATATAACACAAGACCCAAACACCAAAGAAGTTATGGTAACTGCCGAACAAGACGATTTAGAAAATAATGATGCACTTGGTGCTGATGCTATGCAAAGTGCTACAGGTCAAGAAACTCCACATATGGCCGATGATATGGCTCCTGATGGAATGGATGATGATAGTGATAACAATAGAAAAGAAATGGGGGAGTCTAAGAAAAAGAAAGACGAGCCAAACCCATGGGCAATTTGTCATTCTCAAGTAGGACCTAAAAAATCTAGAAAATGGGAAAGATGTGTAAGAGAAGTAAAAAAACAATTGGCGGAAGGAAAAAATCCCGTATCTTTGTTTATTGAAAATCAGATTATGAAAATTGTTGAAAAGAACTTACCTCCAAGGATTACCAAAGGTGAATTAGTAAAATACCTTACTGAAGGAAACAGTCCATCGGTAGCACCGTCAAAACCAAAAACAAAACCAACTACAAAACCTGGTACAAAACCACAGAGACCTGCACACCCTGGAAAAAATCCAAACCCTGGTGAGAACCCTGCTCCTAAAGCTAAAAAAGAAACAAACGAAAATAGTCCATCAGTTGCACCGTCAAAACCAAAAACAAAACCAACTACAAAACCTGGTACAAAACCACAGAGACCTGCACACCCTGGAAAAAATCCAAACCCTGGTGAGAACCCTGCTCCTAAAGCAAACAGACCATCTGCGGAAGAGACAAAAGATAAAGTTATAGACGTAATATTTAAACTCCTACAAAATTAAAAATGGCAAGAAAGATTAAAGAACAATTAGATTACGGGAATAGACCCGAAAGAATGGACCCAAATTTAGAAAGAAAATTGGCAAGTCCTGAAAATTTATACGCTCAAAATCCTGCCATGAAAAAAGGGACTGAAGACGTTCAAAGATTGATAAGTAATAGATTTCAAAAAGTTGCGGAAAAATTAAGTCAAGTAACAGGAATTGAAAACTTAAGTTCTCAACAAACTCAAGGTATGGTATACCAAGAGATGATGAGAAAGTTACCGTCTATTATGAGAATAGAGGCTCAACACAGAGAAGAATTAGAACAATTAGCTATAGAGGCGTCTTTAGAAGAAACTGAAGTTCCTGCTGATTGGTTTGTTATTGAGGCTATGTTAAATAGAGAACCTATTAACACTGGTGATTTCAGAATGAAGCCTGAAGATGAGGAAGAAGAGGAAGAGGATGAAAATGAAACTCCTGAAATTCCATCATTCGATATTGAAGATTTAACGGACGAAGAAGTTCTTGAATTAGAAAAACATAAGAGAAATATTATCAACGCAATTGTCCAAGGAGCGGCAAAGAAAGGTCATTATATTTTTCAAAAACCAGATATTAAAGCTAGACTTGACGCAATCAACCCATCTCTTTACGGAGATTATTTAGGTATCATGTCAATTAATGACTTCCTTTATTTTACTATGGAACAAATGATTGAAATGATGAGTCAAACGGGACAAGGTGTTGCAGGTAAAGTAAAATTACAAGACAACGATGACGAAGATGGTGAAGAAGGTGGAGAAGATGAAGATAAACCTGACACTAAAATAGTTGCTCAAGGTATGATTTTCCCAATCTTATGTCATGAAATTATTAAAGGTATTGAAGAAGGTAAAGGAAGATACGGATTACCAACAGATATGGGATTACGTAAAAAAGTTCAAGGTCAAGTTGATATATTATCAAATGAACCAATGCAACTTAGAATAGGTCCTGAAATTGTTGAAAGAATTAGATTTGCACTACCTGATGGAATGTATGAAGAATCAAACCAAGGATTAATTCCTTGGTTCCACATATTACTATACCAAATCCCTGCTGAAGAATTTTTAAAAGTAATCGGATATGCAATATCTGAAGACGAATCAAAAATCAAAATGGCAACTAAAAGGTTTGTAGAAATTATGAAAGAAGCTCAAAAAATGAAATCTGATTTCGATAACTTTAGAGAAGATGGTGATTCTGACGATAGTAATTTAAATCCTGGTGGTGGTTTCAGTTCTTATGACGATGATGAAGATTCTGATGTTGATTACGCCCCTGAAGAAGAGGACGATGACGAGGATTATCTTGATGATATGGATAGTTACTTAGATAGTTTGGGGATAAAAAGACCCGACAATCTTGATGACTTATTAGGTGATTTGGGTATCTCAAGACCCAAATAACCACAAATTGTGAATAAAGAACAATTAATTATAGAAGTAACGAAGTGTATGAGGAATACTCCTTACGCACTTCGTACTTATTTACAGACCTACGATAACACCGTATCCAAATACGTTCCGTTAGATTTATTTCCCGACCAAGTTTCCCTTATAGAAGATTACGATAACTACAATGAAAACGTTGCCTTGAAGTATAGACAGGCAGGGGTTTCAACAGTTACCGCTGCTTGGATATCAAAACGACTAGCCTTTGCCAGAAAAGAAAAACCAGAAAAAGTTCTGATTATTGCAAACAAATTAGATACTGCGGTGGAGATGGCGAATAAGGTTAGAGGATTTACCGAACAATGGCCTTCATGGGTTGGTGCTGGATTCTCTCAAGAAAAAAACGCCCAAAGACATTTTAAATTAACTAACGGATGTGAAGTTAAAGCCGTTGCAACATCACGAGATGCCTTGAGGGGTTATACTCCAACCATCCTGATATTTGACGAGGCCGCGTATATCGAGGCTGACGGAGATTTTTGGGCAGCCTGTATGGCGTCCCTATCTACAGGGGGTAAAGTAATTGTGGTATCCACTCCAAACGGATACGACCCAATTTATTATGAAATCTATGACCAGTCTTTAAGAGGTATGAACGATTTCAAGGTAACCGAAATGTTTTGGTACCGTGACCCTCGTTATACAAAAGACTTGTATATGGTTAAAACCAATGATTTAGTTCACTTCCTTTTAAACAGAGAAGAGTATAATCTTGATGAGGTTGTTATTAATTTATCTATGGATAATCCATACGATAGAGACCATTCTATTGTAACTGACTATATCGAACAAGGATACAAACCATGTTCTGCTTGGTTTGAGGGAATGGTTAAGAAGTTAAAATACGATAGACGTAAAGTGGCTCAGGAGTTAGAATGTAACTTCTTAGGTTCAGGAGATAACGTATTTGATTCTGAGATGATGACAGATATTGCCCAAAACCACGTTAAAGAACCTCAAGCTAAAATGATGGGTGGAGGACTTTGGATTTTTAAAGAACCTGTTAACGGACATAAGTACGTTATGGGTGTCGACGTATCAAGAGGAGACTCCGAGGATTTCTCGTGTGTTCAAATTATTGACTTTGATGCCAGAGAACAAGTTTTAGAATACGTCGGTAAGGTACCTCCTGACATCTTGGCAGAGATTGCCTACAAATGGGGTACAATGTACAACGCATACTGTGTAGTCGATTTAACGGGAGGTATGGGGGTTGCAACCGCTAGAAAAATGCAAGAGATGGGGTATCAAGCGGGTATGTACGTTGATAACGTAGACACTACCAACAAATGGAAGTTTGACCCTAAGATGAATGAGAAGATACCTGGTATTAATTTTAACAGTAAAAGGGTTCAGATTATTGCGTCATTCGAAGAGTCCATGAGACACAAGTTTAGGATTTATTCAAGTAGACTTTATAATGAGATGAACACCTTTGTTTACATTAACGGTAGACCTGACCACCAAAAGAATCATCATGATGACTGTATTATGAGTATTTCTATGGCAATATACGTTGCTGAGAAATCATTCCAATCTTTAGAGAAGGTTGTAAACCACACTAAAGCAATGTTAAATTCTTGGTCAAGTGTTGTAAATGAGAATAAAAACACATCAGACTACTTCAATCCGATGGTTCCTCAAATGGGAAGACAAAACCCAATGAACCAAGATGCCACTAGAGCTGATTACCAAAAATATGGATGGTTATTTGGTGCGTAATAACTATTTATATTATCAAGGTAACAAGTAAATTTACATTATGGCAGAACAGAATATGACGGTTTGGCAAAGACTGTCCCAAACATTTGGTCCGAATTCACTACTTCAACAAGATTATCCGACTTTTAAGTTTGATAAGAAGGAATTGTTGCGTACAAAAAGTAGAGAGGAATACGAGAAAGAAAAATTACAAGCACAGCAAACATTTTATTTAACCAATCAGTGGGCTAAGGTTGAAAACAACCTTTATTCTCAAGCCATTTATTATGAGCCAACAAGATTGTCTGCCCAATACGATTACGAATCAATGGAGTATACTCCTGAGATTTCCGCAGCATTAGACATCTACGCAGAAGAATCTACAACAACTAATGAAGATGGTTTTATTCTTCAAATTTATTCTGAATCAAAAAGAATAAAAGGTGTGTTGGCAGATTTATTCAACAACAACTTAGACATTAACACTAACTTACCAATGTGGACAAGAAACACTTGTAAGTATGGTGACAACTTTGTTTACTTGAAATTAGACCCCGAGAGAGGGGTTGTGGGGGTACAACAGTTACCAACGATTGAGATTGAAAGACATGAGGTAGGAGTTAGTGCAAAAATTTCTACAGACATTACAAAAGAGTTAGACAAAGATAAGAAAGCGTTACACTTCACTTGGAAGAATAAAAATATGGAATTCCAATCGTGGGAAATCGCTCACTTTAGATTATTAGGTGACGATAGAAAACTTCCTTACGGTACTTCTATGTTAGAAAAGGCTAGAAGAATTTGGAAACAATTATTATTATCGGAAGATGCGATGTTAATATATCGTACTTCAAGAGCACCTGAAAGAAGAATGTTCAAAGTGTTCGTAGGTAATATGAATGATGATGACGTTGAAGCTTACGTACAACGTGTTGCCAACAAATTTAAAAGAGAACAAATTGTAGATAACAAAACAGGTAACGTGGATATGAGGTTTAACCAAATGGCGGTTGACCAAGATTACTTTATTCCTGTAAGAGACCCTGCGGCACCAGACCCAATTACAACATTACCTGGAGCCACAAACTTATCAGAGATTGCGGATATCGAATATATACAAAAGAAATTATTAACGGCACTTCGAGTACCTAAGGCGTTCTTAGGATTTGAGGAAGTTGTTGGTGATGGTAAGAACTTAGCATTACAAGACATTAGATTTGCTCGTACAATCAATAGAATCCAAAAGAGTATGTTGGCTGAGTTAAATAAGATTGCGATTGTTCACTTGTTCCTATTAGGATTTGAGGATGAACTTTCAAACTTTACTATCGGTCTTACAAACCCATCAACTCAAGCTGACTTATTAAAGATTGACGTTTGGAAAGAAAAAGTATTATTATACAAAGACTTAGTCTCTGACCCAGGTAACGGTATTCAAGCAACATCATCTACATGGGCTAAGAAACATATCTTTGGATGGTCTGACGAAGAAGTTCGTTTGGATTTACAACAACAAAGAGTTGAAAGAGCTGTTGGTGAAGAACTTAAAGCAACACCTACAGTTATTACTAAAACAGGATTATTTGATAACATAGATAAATTATACGGAAGTGCCACGGGTGCAACACCTGCAGCGGGAGCGGCAACAACTCCTGACGGGGGAGAAGAGTTAGCCCCTCCACCATCTTTTGGTGGAGGAGGTGAGGAACCATTACCTGATGCGGGGGCAGAGGTTGCACCGCCAGCGGAGGCACCACCAGCCGCAGAGGTTACACCTGAATCAACAAAAAAAGACATGAATATATTACTTGAAAACAACTTAATTGAAGGTTCTCGAATGATAGACTTAGGTCAGGGACAAGAATCTTTAGGAGAAATTTCAAAAGAATTGGATAAGTTATTAAATTCATAATATTTATTTGAAAACGAGCAAAATGACCTTTGGTAATATCAAATCCCTGATGGAGAAAAATCTGCTAGAATCCTACAAAGATGAAAAGGATTTTAAGAAGACACTGAGAGAATTCAAACACAACGTGTTGAGTAATAAATCTATGTCAAGAGCGTATGCTTTGTATGACCAATTGAGTTCGCCTCAAGGGTTAAACGAGCATGACGCAAAGGAGTTTTTGGAAGAGGGGTTATCGTTATTACAAAAAGTTTTGCCAAGTATTAAATTACCAAAAAGTGTTTCTGAGTCAGTTAAAAACAACTATTTAGATATCGATACGTTACTTTATAGCCAAAAAACAGATTTAATGGAAAGAATACAGGCGAAGAAAAACATCGTTTCAATCTTAACATCAAAAGTTGAAACAGTGAAAGAGTCTATTAATATCCCAATTAAGTCTATGGTAAACATTGCCAATCAAACGTTGAAAAATTACCTTGATACTTTAGATGAGAATTCTAAAAAAGAATTCATACAGATTGTTTCTGAGGATACAAAAACTCTTGAAGGAAAATTTGAAGTTATTCGTGAAAGTGCTATAACTAAGTTACAAGCAAGAATGGAAACTGAAGACGAAAGTGAAATTAAATCAAGAATTTCAGAAACAATTAACAAATTAAAAGATGAAAAGTTTGACCAAATGAATTTTTTAAGA